CGGCGACCATGCCGACATTGCGTCTTTATACAAGTCGTCCATGATAAGGACATCAACCGGTTCGCCAGTAAGCGCACCACCGACACCAACGGTCTTGAACCCGCCACGATGACCAACGATTTCGCATTCGTCCATATTGCGCAACCATCCGCCGGAAACGGTGGTCACATTCGATGAATTCAACAATGTGTCCGGGAATATGTTGTTGTATTCCTCGGAATCAATCACGCGTTGGATTTCTCGGTTGAACTTTCGCGCTTTTACGGTGTTGTATGATACGACCGCAACGCGTTTGTCCGGGTCGTCACCCAATATGAACGCCGGTAATCGGCGCGTTGAACCCTCGGATTTGCCATGTTGCGGTGGCATGAACACCATCATTTTCTTGATTTCGCCATGCGCAAACTTGGTCAATGCATTGTAATAATGGACATGGAATTGCGCCGGTTCGAATGTTGGCATGGTTGACATGGTAAAATGCAAAAGCGATTGACGCGATTTCCGGGTCAACCGTTCTTGCAACGCACGCATGTATTCCATTCGTTCCGACCTTGACATGTGTTGTTACTTGTTCAATTTCTTTTCCAGTTCCTCGATGCGCTTGTCAAGTTCATCATCCGAAAGTTCCTTGAACAAGTCTTTTCCATCCTTGCCGACAATTTCATTGGTTTGTCGGTTTCGCCAATTGTTCGGGTCGCCGTTGGTCAATGTGAAAATGATTGCGGCGGTGTCCGGCGCGATATGCCGGTGATTCGTCTTTTGTTCCTTGATTTCGGGAATCGGCTTGCCGCGTTCATCCTTGTGTCGTGACGGAACGGTGGTCACTTGCGTTTCATCAACGGTGTAACCCTCAATCTTGCGGCGTAACGACCTTTTGGCAATCTTGACAAAGTCTTGCATCCTTGCATCCTCGGCATCCTTGATGTCTTGGTCAAAGTCCGCGAACCTTTCGCGCCAGTAATAAAATGTGCGTTGGTTGATTCCGCATGCGGCGCATATTTCGGTGTATGTGTATGTGTCGGATTGTATCATTACGATAATCCGGTCACGCATCTTCTTGGTCAATTTCAACTTTGGCATGTTGTCGTCCTTTTTATGTCGGTTTTACGAATTATATGAAAATGCAATGCATTTGCATCACTTTATTGTGCATTTGTATCCGCGCGACCTCAATTCGAAATCCAGTCGTTCAATTTCGGATTCGTTCCCGCTTTCAACGACCAAAACAAATGTTTCGTTTCCGCTTTCATCATCATCACCGGATTCGTCTTTCGGTTCATCAACTGGGACACCCCAATCGGATGGGTCAAAGTCCATCAATTCGGCGGCTTCCATGATGACCGGTTTGTCCCATGAAAGGTTTGCGGATGCGGTCGCATTGTCTGCAAGTGCCATTTCACGACCTTTCGGCGTATTGATGTCAATGTCCTTGCGTTTGACTGCGACAAGTGTTTCGCCATCGGTTTCAACGATGATGACCTTTTCCATGCCGATATTGGCGCAATTCTCGGTCGTCTTATTACCGGCGATGATGCGGTTGTTCTTGTCCAGTAAGATAGAACGACCCGCACCGAATTCACGCAATGACTTTTCAATCAAATGACCGCCGAATTCCGTTCCCTTGTTGAAATTCTTGTCGTCCGGGACAAGTGCTTCAATGGTGGTTTCAATTACTTTCGCCATCGTTGTCGTTGTTTTCGCCGGATTCAACCGGGTCGATGTTTATGGTCTTGCCGCCATAAAGGTATGCGGCGATTGTTTTCTTTGCTGATTCCCAAAACGGCGGACGGATGAAAGGGTAATGCCCGGACAAGAACACCGGTGGTTGTGATTCGCCGGACATTACACCCATCCAAACACACCCGCCAAAAAGAATCTTGATTCGTTCCGGGAAAGATGGTTTCCACTTGGAAATACATTCTTTCCCATCGCAAAACACATAAAGGTCGCCACACTCACTTGCGCGCAACATTTTTGTGCATTCTTTGAAACGGATTGGTTTCATGGCTTACTTGCTTGGTTCGTCATCCTCGCCCTTGTGTCCAGTAAGACAACGGAAACAATCGTAACCGAAAGGAATCACCAGTAACACAAAGAAAACAAGTGAAACCACGCCGAACAATGTGCGTGCATCATAGAAAAGATATGCGATGCACCCGATGAAAAGGACTGCAAGGCAAAATCCAATGAATGATGTGAATTCATGGTTCGTGATGTAATTCACGACCTTTTTGAGAAACTGAAAAAATTTCATGATGAATGATGATTAAATGTTTCATGCAAATGTAGTAAAAAATAAATTGGTGCGTTACAATAACACACCCAAATACAACAAAAAAAGGATAATTCGATTAAACCTTTGTATTCATCGGCATTTCCGCAAAGTCCCATGCAATCAACGCGGCATCGCGTTCCTCTTGGTTTGACCGCTTTCCGGGTAATGGCATGAACTGGGTTATTTCGGCATGTGTTATCTTGCCATCCTTTCCGTTCCATCGTTTCCGCAATGGGTGAACGGCGATGTTGTCGATGCCTTGATAATCCATCATTTCAAGAATCTTGCGTCCGGTTTCATGGTTGCGCCCGACATCCTTTGCGATTTTTTCCGCCCGGTGACCTTGCAATCCATGAAAGTTCGATTTCTTTTCCATCCAACCGGCTTCAACGACAACACACATCTTTTGGTTTTCCCGACTGCATGTTCCAAGAACCATGCTTATGTTCGCCAGTAAGACCGGGAACGGCAAGATTGTCGCGCTTATCGTGATATTGTCGCGGTCGCGCCGGTCAAGAACTGCGAAACCGGATTCGATTGCGTCCGGGTCAATCCCAATGACGACATCGTATTTCTTGCGGTTCAAATAAACCTTGAATTCATCTTCTTTCGTCATGGCATCAAGATTTTGAATGGCAAGTCATCATTCGGGTCGCCATTCGGCATGAACATACTTGATTGTGTTGCGACCGGCGCGGCGGGTTGCTGAACCGGTGCGGGTTGTGCCGGTTGTGCGACCGGTGCGGATTGCGTTGTCGTTCCGGTTGACTGGGAATCGCCACGATTGCCGCAAAAGTCAAATTCCGACACATAACACGAAATATCAACCTTTACGACACCATCGCGGGTCGTGTATGTCGATGCGGACATGTTGCCACGAACATGGACATTCTTTCCCTTGGTCAAATACGGTTGTAGTCTTTCCGGGTTGCCGGTGTAATACAAGCAATTGACCCATTGTGTCGTTTCTTCGCCATTTCTGCGTTCCGAATGTGCAATGCTGAATGATAGCACATCCCGGTTGTTGATTTGTTTGATGGTCGCATCGAATCCGATGTTTCCGATTACCTCGATTTTAAGCATAATGATAAATGATTAATTTTTGATAAATCATTTTTACAACTGGTCATCTTCGATGTCTTGCCATGTTTCGCCATCGAATGATACAATATCCCGGACGCGGTCAATCACGACCATTTCCAAATCCGGGTTGAACTTTTCCGCGTCAAACCAACTGGTGTAAAATGCACCCTTTTCGCCGGTGGCGCGGTTATTCCATGTCACTAAATATTTGGCGCGTCCCATGATTCAATACTTTTTCCCATGCCGGATTGACCGGGTTTCGTTGTACGCCATTTTCAATTTGATGTGGCGTTCAAGACTGAATCCAAGTGAACGCGACCATTCATCAAGGAATTGCAATGCAAATGCAATGCGTTTGATTATGGAAATGTTTTCCTTTGCCAGTCCCTTTGTAAGCGCGAATGCGTTTTCGGTGAACGCAAAGTGATTGAAATCCCGATAATAATCAACCTTTTTCACATGGTCGAAATCAATATGCATCGCACCGGACATGTCAAAGATGCGAATTGCGATGTCGGCGCATTCATCTTCAACGGTGTCTTTGATGCATTCTTCGAAAAGTGCGGCATCGAATGAACCGGTCGTTTCCGAATCATATTTGTCAATGTTTGCGTGTCGGTCATGGCGGTCGGCTTCAACCATTTCGGCGATTTCCGTCACAATCAACATCAAGCAATGTTCGCGGGTTGTTTTTTGTCCGTCCCAAAACCCCTTGTTCATGGCGTTGGTGTGCGCCCGCGCGGACAATGAATTGTATTCCATATTGTCTTGTCATTTATTGTTCCCCGGCAACGATGACATGATTTTCAAGTATATGCCGCGTGTCAAATAAATGTCATACATGGCGTTGTGCAATTCGTCCGCTTTCACCTCGATTCCCATTGTGGCGGCAACGGTGGACAACTTGAAATTTTCCATCGTTGTGCGCCGACTGGACAATGCAATGGTCGCCATGACCATGACATCAATGGAATTCGACCAAAACCATGAACCGAAATAATTGTCGCCATTCTGCAAGAAAAACCCGCGCAAGAACTGGTTGTCAAATGCGGCGTTGTTGTATCCAACCAAAAAGAACTTGTCTTTCGTGTTGAATTTGTCCACATATTTCGACAACATCGTCACAAACTGGTTGTAAACGACATTCATTGCGGGATACGACATGATTTGTTCGCGCGTCACGCCACCAACGGCAAGTGCGGCATCCTCGATGATGGCACGCGGGTTCGGCTGAACATGGAAATCGAATTCCTCTTTCACAACACCATCGATTTCAATCATACCGGATATTTGGTGAATTCCGTTCTTTCCGGGATTCGTGCCGGTTGTTTCAAGGTCAAAATATAAAAGTTTCATGATGTGTGTTATTATGATACACAAATATAGACATTTATCGTGATTGGCTTGACTGATAAACGAATTTATTGATGAAATATTCTTGTCCTTTGGCGGTTACCTTGGTTGTATTCTTTTCCATCACTTGACCGGTCGGCAACTGGACGCGTGATGTCTTGATGGTGAATAAACCTTGTTCGATGAACTTTTGACGCGGCAAGTTATATTCCGAACCGTATGCGCACAAGTATTCTTTTTCACGCAACCATTGGAACAAGCGCTTTTCGCCGATATTGATTCCGGTTTGATTCAAGACCTTTGCCAGTTCACCAACGGAAATCGGTTCGTTGGATACCTTGATTTGTTGTGTCGGTGGCGTGAATGGCGCGGGTTTGTCCGCCGTTCTTATTCCGTTGCTGATAATGAAATCCAACTTTTCTTCAATGGCGGAAAGACGCAAAAGTTTCCGTTCCAGTTCATCGATGCGCGCGAATAACTTTTCGACATCGGCAACCGGTTTTGGTTCGGCAACCTTGACCGGTGTGTTTACTGGTAACGATTCGGGACGATTCACCGGTTCGGTTTCCTCGGATTCAAGTAAGACGCGCATATATGCGTCAATAGCATTCTTCAAGTTTATATTCTTGGCGCGCTTGGTGACGATATTGAAAACCGTCCTTGACACATAATATCCCGGATTGAATTTCCCGGACAAAGTAAATCGCGCATTGTGCAATTCCTTGTCCGGTTCGGACAAATGCTTTCGTGCATTCTCGCATGACCTCATGACATAGGAATGGCGCATTCCGAAAAGTTCTGCAATTTCGGTTGTCGGTATCATGACCATATTGTCGATGATACGGATGTTGTAATGGTATGACGGTGTATTGAATAAATTTTCCATGATGTGATGTTGTTATTTTGACATTAAAACAAACTTGGTTCGGGTTGCAAAATCCTTTTGGTTAATTCCCGGACTTTGGATTCTTGTTGCTTGCTTTGGACATACAATTCGCGGTTGTGATAACCTTTGCGTTTGTCTGCAAAATATGCTTGTTGCAACTTGTCTTGTTTGTCCACCTCGGTGGCGTATTCTTGGATTGTGATGTTCAAAATGATTAAAGTTTTCGCCGGTCTTGTCCGGTCAACTCAAAGTAATTACACATTTCCCGCATCCGGGATGACACGCGGTCGCCGTACTTTTCGATAAACGCCTTGTGTTCGGTCGGGAAATTCGATGTGATAAGTGTGATTTGGTCGTCCCGGTCACCTCGATATTCCAGTATTCCGCGCATGATGTTCATTCGGTTTCCCATGTACATGGTTTCGCCGGATTCCGACCCAAGGTCTTGGATGCAAAGAATCTTTGTTTTGGCGCGCTGAAAGTAATCGCCGGTTTGCTGATATTCGCCGCATATTTCATCGGCGCGCATGTTTGTCCACGACATGCAACATTCATCACCACCGACCAATGTTTTGATGTTCAACAACTGGGAATATGCTTTCATGATTTCCATGCACCATGATTTACCAGTTCCGGTGTTTCCGGCGATGTATATGCCTTTGTTCAAGTCACCCGGAACAACTTGTTTCGTTTCCGGTGATATGCATTTGAATTCACCATCGGCATGAATCCATCGCAACATGTTTTCATATACAAATCGGTTGGAATCATCGATGCAAAACTTGTTCGTCCTTGCCTTGCCGATTGCGTCAATGACTGACATTGACCATTCCATGTCAAGTTTATACGACATCCGGGTGATGGACTGGAACATGTGGCGGTCACGCATTATGCGCATGATGTTCGCCAACTGGGTTTCATTTACTATTGCCATATATCATTGACGGATTGTGACGCGGCGGCGGGTTTTCCGGCGGTCTTGTTGATGTACTTGTTTTCGATAACCTTGACCCAGTTCGATTCGTTCTTGAAAACCCAATCAATGTCGGCTTTCCATCCTCGGTCATTGCTACCATTGCAGAAATACGATGCGCCAATCTTGGCGAATACTGATTCAAGTGTTGCCATTGATTCGTCAATGGTTTTTCCCATTTCGGAAAGACGGACGCGGATTTTCTCGCGGCGGCTTTCGGTCATCTTGGTTGGTTTCGGCAATTTCGGACAATGTTTTGTCCAAAGTGAAATAATCAAATCATACGGAATTCGTACTTTTTCATCCTTTTCCCCCTCTATAATAT